GAGCGTAGATCAACGCCTGTTCGTCAGTCAGCTGAACGACGCGCTTGGTGTAGACTTTCTCGGGTAGGTCGAGGCAGTCCTTCTTCAGGATGCGGAACGAGAACTTGTCGAGACGCTCGGACAGCTCGTTGAGGTTCTGGTAACCGATCACCTGATTGAACGAGTGGGATCCCACGCTGCGCCGCAGCAATCTGCAGTACCGGTTCTGAAACGAGTAGAAGCTGTTGAACCCGAGGATCCAGTCGTCGAGGAACCCGCACTGCGAGTAGAGATCCATCGGCGTTTTCGTGATGGGCGAGCCCGTCATGATCCTGCGGTAGGCCGCGTGCTTCCCACAGGCGATGATACTCTTGGTGCGCTTTGCCTTCGGGGTCTTGATCGTCGTGCTCTCATCCACCGCCATGAGAACCTTGCGGGAGGACAGGAACTTCTTGGCGAACTGCACGCCCTTGTCCGTGGAGAACGCTTCGACGTTCATGACCACGACCTTCAGATCATCGTCGTCGGCAAAAGCGCGCTGCAACTCTTCGAGGTTGCGCTTGGTGGTCGCCGGGTTCCACACGATGATGTCGTGGACGATGTGCTGGGGCAGATGCTTGGGGAGTTCGATTGTCTCCCAGTTTTTGTACACACCCTTCGGTGCGATGACGAGGAGGCCCGAGATCTCCCCTCTGTCGTAGAGCATCGCAACAGTGTCGATCAGGATCTTGGATTTACCTGTCCCCATCTCGGCGAACAGCGCAAACTCTTTCTGGCTCCAAGACTTACGCAAGGCGTCAGCCTGATGCTTGTACGGCTTTAGACGAAACTTGTAGCGGTCAACAACGTCCATGGTCCACGGCCCTTTCTATCGGCACCGGGCGAAGATAGGATGAGGAAATCTTTTTGGCAAGTCGCTTGACAGCTACCCGGTACATCGGCGTAGGATGCCTGCGTCGAACGGGAGAAAGCCGTGACTGTATACATCACACAAGAAGTTCGCGGTCGCGACCTCTCCGATGCGTTAGCGTTTGGCGACCTCGATATACTGGTTCCTTTCGGGGATCAGGTGTCGCTGTCGGCAATGCCGACGCTTCGGCGCATGGAACGCAAGCTCGTGAAGTTCACGTCCGAGGATTACCTCATGCTGTCCGGTGACCCGGTCTGCATTGGGATCGCATGTGCGCTTGCTGCGGCAGCGAACAACGGACGGTTCAAGGTTCTCAAGTGGGACCGCCTCGATCAAAAGTATTACCCCATCGAGGTGGACCTGTATCAAAGCAGCAGGAGATAGAAAGTGGATCTCGAAGACATTGCAATGCAGCTGTCCGCCGTGGACAACAACGACCTCAAGCAGGTCGCCGGTCTGGTGCGGCAGCAACTTCTCTTGGAGCAGCGGGTCGAAGATCTGACCGCTGAACTGAAGCGAGCGCAGGCTGATCTTGCCCAGATCTCTGGGGAGACTTTACCTGCAGCGCTTGCAGAGCATGGGCTGAGTGAGTTGAAGATGGCAGACGGGTCCAAGGTGACCGTCGCCACGGTCATCAGTGCCAGCATCTCCAAGGAGCGTTCTGGTCCAGCCCATCAGTGGCTGCGCGACAACGGGTTCGCAGATCTCATCAAGAACACTGTCGCGATTAACTTCGGCAAGGGTGAGGACGACAAGGCCAACGAACTGATCCGCGAACTGGAGACGGAAGGCTACGCGGTGGACCAAAAGGAAGCGGTTCACCCAAGCACACTGAAGGCGTTCTGCAAGGAGCAGATCGAGAAGGGTAAAGAGATCCCGTCAGAGTTGTTCGGGGTCTACATCGGGCAGAAGACGACGATCAAGAAAGGCTGATCTATGAGCAAGAACGCTGTGGCCGTGAAGGCTGAAGAAAGCACCGCCCTCGCCATCCCCTCTGAGCTGGAGCAGTTTGCTGGGCTCGGGATGGATCAGGTCCGCACCGAGGACATGTCGATCCCGTTCCTGCGTATCCTCGCGCAGCTGAGCCCGCAGGTTAACAAGCGGGACGGCGCGTACGTGGACGGCGCTGAAGCAGGCATGATCTACAACACCGTCGAGAACGTGGCGTACGACGGCGAGGAAGGGATCCTCGTAATCCCCTGCTACTACAACCGTCGGTACGTCGAGTGGAAGCCCCGTGAAAAGGGTGGCGGGTACGTCAACGCCTACGACGTGGACGACAAGATCGTTCACTCGACCTTCCGCGACGAGCGTGGAAACGACGTATTGCCCAACGGCAACATCTTGTCGAACACCGCTCAGTTCTTTGTCCTGTTGCTGGACAAGGACGGGACAGCCTCACGCTGCCTCATCACCATGACGAGCACGCAGCTGAAGAAGGCGCGCAAGTGGGTGACGCAGATGCAGTCGCGCACGGCGGTGGGCAAGAACGGGATGTTCGTTCTGCCGATGATGTCTCAGGTCTACCGCATGCGCACCGTCGAGGAGCGCAACGACAAGGGCTCGTGGTTCGGCTGGGAGATCAGCCATGCCCGGTCCCTGCAGCTGGGACTGGAGACGGAGAAGATGCGGTTCCAGATGGGCGTCGAGTTCTCGTCGGCAGTGCGCGCCGGCGAGGTGAAGGTGAAGGAGGACCAAGGCGACATGCCCACCTCCCGCATCAACGACGAAGACGTCCCGTTTTGATCTTGGTTCGGGGGCCGCTACGGCGGCTCCCTCTTCTTAGGGGGCCACAGAAATGGACCTTGTGAAAAGGTTCTTTGCGTTGTTTACCGGAAGCGACATCGCTCACGGTACGTTCAACGTACAGAACGACAGACAACGTGACGGCAAGAAGCAGGGGCAGGCGCGCATCCTTCGCGAACCGCCGACCGTGGCTCACTGGGATCGTCACCTCAAGGGCGAGAACGGCCTCGGCATCATCCCCATTAACAAGAGCAACAAGTGCCGGTGGGGATCCATCGACATCGACGTCTACAATCTGGACCACGCCAGTCTCATTCGGCAGGCCGAGAGCCACAAGCTCCCCGCTGTTGTCGCACGCTCGAAGTCGGGCGGCGCGCACATGTACTTCTTTTTCACGAGGGAGATCGACGCTGCTGATCTGCAGCCGAAGCTTGTCGCCATCGCTGCGCTGTTGGGCTTCGCCGGGTCCGAGGTGTTCCCAAAGCAGCAAGAGATCCTCGTTGACCGTGGCGACACGGGCAACTTCCTCAACATGCCGTACTTCGCCGGATCGCGGACCACCCGCTACGGCTACAACAACAAGGGCGAAAGCCTCAGCCCCGAGGACTTCCTCGATTTCGCCGAGGGCCGGTCGATTGATCCGGACGATTTCCTCGACCTGCAGACGGAGCCGAAGAAGGCCGAGGAGCTGTTGCCCAAGGGGCCGCCCTGTCTGCAGCAGCTGGCCGCGCAGGGGTTTGGTGAAGGTGGCCGCAACAACGCCTTGTTCAACCTCGGCGTCTACGCCCGCATGGCCGCGCCCGACAAGTGGGAAGACCGGATCCGCCACTACAACAAGACGATGATGCTGCCGCCGCTGGAGGACCGCGAGGTCGAGATCATCATCTCGCAGCTGCAGAAGAAAGAGTACTTCTACAAGTGCGACGACCAGCCCATCGCCAGCTACTGCAACAAGGACGTTTGCATTGGTCGCAAGTTCGGCATCGGTCCCGGGCAGAAGGCCAGTGACCTCAGCTCGCTGACCAAGATCAACGGCGACCCGCCGGTGTGGATCTTGGACGTGGACGGCAAGCGCGTCGAGCTTGGAACGGACAGCCTCGTGTCCCAGAAGAACTTCCAGAAGGACTGCCTCGACCAGATCAACCTCTACCCGAAGGCGATGAGCGACAAGGCTTGGACGTCGCGCATGCAGACCCTGCTCGCGAACCTCACCATCATCGAGGTGCCGCCGGAGGCGACATCGCGTGGCGAGTTCGAGGAGCTGCTGACATCCTTCTGCTGCGACCGTGCCAGAGGCGCGGAGCGCGAGGAGATCCTGCAAGGCATCGCCGTGTGGGCGGACGAGTGCGTCTTCTTCCAGCTGCGTGATCTGCAGAAGCACCTCAAGGCGAACGGGTTCACCAAATACAGCAACGTCCAGATCGGACTGCGGCTCAAGGACATGAAGGCTGAGAAGGTGGACTGGAGGGTGAAGGGCAAGACCGTTCACCTGTGGTTCTTCCAGCAGTCGTTTTTCGCTGGGTCGGAGGACATCCGTCTCGACCTGCCGCCAATCGAAACCATCGACCCGTTCTGATGCACATCATCCTTGGACCCCCGGGTACAGGCAAGACGACGAAGCTGCTGACCATGGTCGAAGAGGCCCTGAACAGCGGCATCCGTCCGGACCGTATCGGTTACTTCTCGTTCACCCGTCGCGCTGCGGAGGAGGCAATCCATCGCGCCACCCGTCGCTTCGGTCTGACGTACAAGGATCTGCCGTACTTCCGCACCCTGCACAGCCTCGCCATGCAGCGAGTGGGGATCGACAAGCGCCGCGTTATGACGTGGGCGCATTACGAGGACTGCGCGAAGTGGCTGAAGGTCACGCCGTTCCAAGAGGTGCGGCCCGCAGACGAGGGGCCGTATCAAGAGTACGGCATGGGCGACCGGTTCCTTGAGGTCATCAACATGTCCCGGATCTGCCTGCTCCCGCTGCGCGAGGTGTACAACGCGTCGAGCGTTCCGCGGACCACGGACTTCTCCCGGGTGGACTACGTCGACCGGGGCCTGCGCGCCTACAAGAAGGCGAACGACCTGTACGATTTCACCGACATGCTGGAGTTGTTCATCGCTCGCAAGCTGTCCCCCGCGTTCGACATCGTCTTCATCGACGAGGTGCAGGATCTGTCCCCGATCCAGTGGCAGATGGTTCACCAGATCCAAGAGCGGACGAAGCAGGTGGTCATCGCCGGTGACGACGATCAGGCGATCTATCGGTGGGCCGGGGCCGACGTCGAGTACTTCATCCGCATGGACGGGACGACCGAGGTTCTCGGACAGAGCTACCGCATGCCCGCCCTGCATCACGCGATGAGCCAGCGGCTGATCTCGACCGTTCACAACCGGAGGCAGAAGGCGTTCCTGCCACGACCCGAGAACGGGGAGATCGTCTGGCACCGACACAGCGAGGAAGTCAACCTTGATCAGGGGGACTGGCTGCTGCTCGCTCGGACGCGCAAGCTGGCCAAGCAACTGGAGAGCGAGGTCCGCCAGCGCGGGATGCTGTACACGTTCAACCTCTCCGAGGACGTCGATCACAAGGCGATGGACGCCATCAAACTGTGGGAGACGCTGCGGCGGGGCGAGGGCATCACTGCAAAGGACGTGCGCCACGTCTACCGGCACATGCTCCTGCATAAGCAGGTGAAGCGGGGCCACAAAACGCTGCCCGATGTCCCCGAGGATCGGGTGCTGACGCTCGAAGAGCTGACCGCGAACCACGGACTGCTGACAGACGCCCCATGGGACGACGCCCTTGAGGCCATCCCGAACGTGGACAAGGTGTACTTCAAGGCGTGCATGCGGCGGGGCGAGGATCTCAGCAGGCTGCCAAGGATCCGGATCTCGACCATCCATTCCGCCAAGGGAGCCGAGGCCACCAACGTCTTGTTGGTGACGGACTTCCCTCAGAAGATGACGGGCAGCGTACGCGACACCCTCGACATGGAAGATGAGAAGCGGGTGTTCTACGTCGGTCTCACGAGAGCAAAGAAAGAGCTTCACTTGATACACCCGATGACGACAAAGGGGTTCCCGCTACCATGACGCTAGACAGAGAGGTCTATGCCGTGTGCGTCTGCGGCAAGGACTTTGAGAAGACGACGCTCCGGCGAGTGAAGAACTCGTGGCCCCACTGCAGCTGCCGCCAATCGATGAAGGTGACCAATGACGTTCCAGTATCAGCACGAGACCGAGTGGGTGATGCCGGAGAGCTACCCCAATTTGTCCGGCGAACACCTCATCGCAATCGACCTTGAGACGAACGATCCGGACCTCAAGGAGTACGGGTCGGGGTGGGCCACGGGCAACGGTCACATCATCGGGATCGCCGTGGCGGTGGAGGGGGCGTCTTGGTACTTCCCCATCCGTCATGCGAACGGCGGCAACCTCGACGCGAAGATGACGCTGAACTGGCTGCGCGATGTGTGCGGCATGCCCGACTGCACCTACGTGTTCCATAATGCAATGTACGACGTGGGCTGGCTGTGGCGGGAGGGCGTGAAGATCGCCGGTCGGATCGCCGACACGATGGTCGCGGCCCCGCTGCTCGACGAGAACCGCTTCAGCTACTCACTGAACAACCTCGGCGCAGACTATCTGCAAGAGCGCAAGGATGAGCGCACCCTGCAGGAAGCGGCCAAGTCTATGGGCCTGAACCCAAAGAGCGAGATGTGGAAGCTGCCGGCGCACTTCGTCGGGCGGTACGCAGAGCAGGACGCGGCCCTGACCCTGCGACTGTGGCAGCGGATGAACGCTCTGCTCGTGGACCAAGAGCTGACGTCGATCTTCGACCTTGAGATGCGCGTGCTGAACGTCTGTCTTGCCATGCGGGCGAAGGGTGTGCGGGTCGATCTGGAGAAGGCCGACGGGGTGAAGCGGCGGCTGCAGCAGGAAGAGGAGGCAATCCTTCTTGAGATCAAGAAGGCTACCGGGGTGGACGTCAACGTCTGGGCGGCGGCCTCCGTGGCCAAAGCGTTCGACGCTCTCGACCTGTACTACCCGAGGACCGAGAAGAGCGGAGCCCCGTCCTTCACCAAGAACTTCCTCGCCACCAACGGACACCCGGTGGCGAAGCAGGTCGTCCGCGCTCGGGAACTGAACAAGGCCCGCACGACGTTCATCGACAGCATCACGCGGCACACGGTCGACGGTCGTATCCACGCTGACATCCATCAGCTTCGGTCGGACGACGGCGGCACGGTCACCGGTCGCTTCAGCTACAGCTCCCCCAACCTCCAGCAGATCCCGGCTCGCAACGAGGAGATCGGACCGCTGATCCGGGGCCTTTTCCTGCCGGAGCAAGGGGAACAGTGGGGGAGTTTCGACTACTCGTCTCAAGAACCGCGGATCGTGGTTCATTATGCAAGCCTCCTGAAGTTGCCCGGGGCTGACCAGTTCGTCTCGGCCTATGCCGAGAACGCGAACACGGACTTCCACCAGCTGGCGGCGGACATCGTGGGTGTGCCGCGCAAGCAGGCGAAGACGATCAACCTCGGCCTGTTCTATGGGATGGGGGTGAACAAGCTGGCGGAGCAGCTAGGTCTGGACTTCGACAGCGCGAAGGAGTTGTTTTCGATCTATCACGAAAAGGTTCCGTTCGTTCGGGAGCTTTCTGCCCGGGTCATATCCATTGGCGACAGTCGTGGCGTCATCCGCACCCTTCTCGGTCGGCGCTGCCGCTTCGATAAGTGGGAGCCGAGGGCCTTCGGATCGCACAAGGCGTACTCGTTCGAGGAAGCCCGCAGGATCTATGGCGAGACCACACTGCTCAAGCGCGCGTTCACCTACAAGGCGCTCAACAAGCTGATCCAAGGGTCCGCCGCTGACCAGACCAAGAAGGCGATGGTCGATCTTTACGAGGCTGGCATCACCCCGACGATCCAGATCCACGACGAACTGGCCCTGTCTGTGTCGTCCCGGGAGCAGGCCGAGACGATCATGCGCACGATGCAGGAGTGCGTCGAGCTTGGCGTTCCGTCTCTCGTCGATGCGGAGTTCGGACCGTCGTGGGGCGAGGCCTCTAAGAAACTGGAAGAGGCGTTCTGAGGCGACCCCTCAGAACGGACTTGTCCGCGGCGCTCAGGTAGTAGCCTTCACCATACTGGACGAGGACCATGACCCCATGGTTCCTCATCCGGGAACGCAGCCGGTAGATCGCCATGCGGTCGGCATTGTGGTGTGGCCGGGCGGAATGGAACGTGGAGATCAGGTCGGAGATGTCGGTCTTCCGAACACGGTCCTTGGACAGGAGCAGCTGCAGCAGCCGCGCCAGTTGAGGAGAGAGACCGAAAACCTTTTCGATCTCAATGAGTTGAGCGCTATCAGTCATTGTTACATTATTGACAATACGGAGAGATTGTCAATCTTTCACGGAGCAGATCTCGTCTTGGAGATCATCGACCTCGTCCATCAGGCTGTCGATTTTGCCTTCAAGGTGGAGGTTTTCCTTCTGCAGTTCCTCGATCTCGGCCAGAAGCTGCTCCATCATCTCGACAGACTGGTGCAGCAGTCGCTGCGGCGCGGACGCTGGACCTCGGTCCATGTACCACGGAGGGTGGGCCTCAAGCGCCACCTTGATGTCACAGATCAGGATCTTGGCGTCACGCACTTCGTCCCCTCCAAAAGTTCAGCCTGCGTTTGATGCACTCTTGAGCCACCTCGACGAGGCGGGGATCCTCCATGAAGGCCACGACCAGCCTGTCGAAGTCGTCCCCGTCCTCCCAGCTCCCCCGGTATGGGTCGCCCTTGTCCGTCAGGATCCCCCGGAACTCCTTCAAGGACCAGTCGAAGGGGGTGTTGAAGTAGACGAACACCTCCCCGCAGAACGACAGGTCATGGCCTTTGAGGATTACGTCCCCAACGGACAGAAAATCAAACCTTGAAGTCATCCAACGATCTCGCCTTGTTGTAGACCATTCCGTAGTGATGCTCGCAATAGGGCTTGAGGGCCTTAAGCGCAGGTTTTCCGCAGAACACGCGGAACCCATCTGGGGTTTTGCGCGAGGTGACCCATCGACATTCCATAATACCGACATTCATCACGGTCTTCGGGACACGCGTTGACGCTCCACGCCATTCTAGGTGGGCCATGTCTTCCTCCTCGGTGGTGTCGGCCCCCGCAGGGGCCTTTCGCTTTCTCTTAACTGCGGACGAGTCGCCTTTGCGACGGGACGGCCATGGCCATCCGAACGTATTTTTGCTTGTAGCTTTCATGCTTCCCCGCCAGTCTCCGGTTCCACCCGTGCCATCCAGAGACATGACATGCGGCAAGGGCCTTGTAAGTCGTCGCCCCAGCAGAGATGCACTTCTCCACGTGCCGAAGACCAGCCTCGATCTGGGCGGCGCAGGTGTTGAGGTTGGTGATACCAAGGGCGCGGGCGCTGCCCGGCATGATCTGAAGGGGTCCGACGGCGCGACCGACACGGGTCTGCGGACCACGGACATTGCAGCGAAACCCAGACTCCAGCTTTGCGAGACGCAGGACGTCGTCAACATAACGCTCGCCCAGCTTCTGCCGGGTGGCCTTGGCCAATGCGTCGATCACTTCCTGTCTGTCTGGGGAGATGCTGACGGCTCGCTCTGGCCGGTCAGAGGTATATGAAGGGGTCTCCGGTGCCCGCTGTCCTTTCTGCCAGTAGGTCCGGTCCTTCTCGAAAAACGCCGCCGCTGACTCGTTGATGTCGGCCAATGCTGTGGCCGGGAGCAGAAGGCTAAGCGCTGCAAGCGCCAAGGCTTGAGTGATACGCATGCTAAACTCCTTGTTGCTAGGAGGTCACGGCTTTGCCACAGCCGTAAAACAATCCTCTGAGTATGGTGCGCTCTGGGCGCGGTGAACCGGCGTAGTCTACGCCGGCCTTGTTCAAAACGTCCAGCCCGTAAGGACTAGCTTACCAGCGTCAGGCGGGGCGGCATTGCAAACCCCTTGCCGCAGGCCTTCATCCGCACATCCTCCCCCTCTCCGTGGATGTCTAAGAACACGACGTACTCGTTGGTCTTGGCCAAGAAGGTGGCCTCGAACGCCGGATAGTCGATCAGCTCCTCAAGGTACGCCCCGCTCGCATCCGCCCGGCTCCACCACGACAGGTTTTTGGTGTCGTAATTGAGGCGGTTCATGGTCTCCCACGGAACGTGGACCCATCCCGAATACTTGTCCGTATAGAACAGAAAGACGACGGGGACGCGATTGGTGTTGGCTGCCTCCATTACTCGTCCCCCATCAGCCACAGGCGCACGGTCCGCTGACCGTCGACGGTGCGTTGCAGGACGGTGTAGCCCGCCGGGATCTTCCCCAGCTTCTGGTAGCGATAGAAGCTGCCACGAGCGGAGGCTGCAGCAACGCGATCCTCGACGGTGAAACTGTCACCGGGCAACATCGTCAGCCACGGGTACACGGGCTCACTCCGAGGTCTTCCGCTTGGGGGCGGGACGTTTCGCTCTACCTTGTGCTTATCGTTCACGACGTTTCCTTTCTGCGATCTCTTTGTACAAGCCGGGTCGGATGCTCTCAGCGTGCTTCTTGATGCCCCGAAGCATGGCGTCTCTGCTGCAGTTGTATTGCTTGGCGAGGAAGACAACGGCCTCCCCCCTTGCCCATTTCGGAAAGATGACATTCATCCGGAGACGGATGCCCTCGTGATCGAGAGGGGCTCCACGTGGCAGCACGATGCTCCGCACGCACTCCAGAGACATCCCGTAGTGGTCCGCCAACTGCTGCGGGGTGATCTTGAAGTCCTTGTAGAAGATCCTGATGTAGCGGGCGCGGTCTTCAAGAAAGCTGTTCTGGGGTGCTTGTTCCATGGTCCGTGGTCTTCTTTCTGGGATGCTTTCCGCCCTTGCTGCCGGCTGTGCGAGCAAGGTCTTTGCTCTGGGAGAAGGATCTGTTCTCTGGTTTAACAGCCTTGCCACCCATGGCTGAGATCATCTTGCGCTTCTCTGGGCTCATGCCCCCGAAGCCCCTCTTCTTCTGCGTGACTTCGACGTTCTGTTCAACGGTGCGGTGCTCGTCCACTTTCTAGTCTCCGTGTTTCATACTTTGTTGAGTGCGTACACTGCGGCTACGGACTGGAGGTCCGATAGTTTCATGTTCAAGAACACATGGATCATCTTGTCGTAACGATCTTGGTGGCCGTTGAGGGCCTCGTACGCACGAGTGATGATTTCAAGTTCCTCCTGCGAGAGAACAACATTCTGGCTTTTGAGGGCGTCCATCATGACGTCCATCGCCTTCATGATGCCCTCTGCATCTATCACTTGTCGGTGTCCTTCAGCTTTCTCAGATCAGCAGCAAAAGCTAAATAGTTGATGCCGTCAAGATAATTATCTTCCTTATTCTGACTGCCGGCCATGCGAGCCAGCTTCGTGGATAACAAGATGATGGCTGCGTCGTGCGGTGAGATGGCCTTGTTGAGGATTGTCGAGGCGATGATGGAAATGCGGCGGAAATTGTCCTCGATGCCGCCGTAGTCCTGCCCTCGGTCCCCGATCAGGTCTGCGCACTTGGCGAGTATGTCGTGTGGGCTGGTCATATGTTGTCCTTCTCTGCGAGGGCGGCGCGGGCGTAATCAGAAATGCAGTCGGGACAGTCATCCCACATTGCTAGTACATGCGGGCAGGTGTCGTTCTTCGATGGTTGCCCGTCTGTCCGAAACCGTTTCCAGACGGGCCGTGGGACATCGAGCGCGGCAATCTTATCCAGCGCCTCCCGCAGCCGCGTGATCTCGTCAATGGCCCCGTATACGGCTATGCAAAGGTCGTTTGTTTTTACGGTTCTCAGGCCGCTGTCGGCTAGGACGTTTGCGGCGGCGTGAAGCTGTCTTAGCGCATCGCTCATCACTTCTCTCCATGTTTTGCGAGGGCGGCGCGGGTCTTGTAGACAAGGGTAAAGCTGCGATGCGTTACTCCGTGGCTGTCGATGACATAATCAATCTGCGGTCGCTCCTCCCGCAGCCGCCCGACCTCTTGCCCCAGTTCCACGATGTCGAGGGCCTGCTTGCTGATATGATCTTGCGCCTTATCAAGGTCAGTTTCTGCTTTAGCGCGTTGGTCTTCTAGGAGCGTCACGTAGTAACGCAGCGCCTTGATCTCGTTCGCGGCGTCGCTCCATATCCCATCGAGATGCGTTCCGCCAAAGCCCGCTACCGCCTCAAGCCGTTCAGTAATGTCTCGGTCGTCCGTCATCCTGCTTTCACCCCTCTTCTCTTTGCCGCAAGCCGAAAGCTCTGTGTCATGCACTCGCGTGAGCAGAATAATCTCGTGCGTCGCTTGAGCCTCTCCCCACACCAAGTGCAGCGCACGAATTGAAGGCTGTTCGCCTTGCCGACAGCCGCGCATGCCTTGCTGCAGAACCTCTTCTCGTTCCCTTTTCCGTCAACAAGCTCTGACGGATAGAAGAAGCTCTTCTTCCTGCACCGCTCGCACGTGTGCTCAAAAAGCACGCGGCACCTCGACGACCACGTCCTTGTACTGAGCAGCCACCCGACGCACAGCCTCGCGGGCCTCTGGCTGGAGAGGCAGGATCCACACGACCTGCCTAGCCTCCACCCGTGAACGCACGTACCGCATGTCGGCTGCCAGATTGGGATCCCGGTAGTGGGCGGGGTACGTTCCAAGGGAGATGAGGACGCGGTCCGCGCGGACATCGCGCATCAAGGCGGCCTCATCGAACGGCGTGCGACCGACCTTGGTCATCGGAGCGCAGGGCAGCAGCAGAGACATCCGGGCGGCGATCTCGTCGCCTATGGCTACGCAGTCGATCATCGGCCCCTCCAATTGCAGTAAGGCTTCTGTTCAAGACGGTCCCGCACGCCGGCGGGTTCGAGGTGTCGGTAGACACCCTTCGAGTAGCGGGCGCAGTCGAGGACCAAACCTTGCGAGACGAGGGCGGCGGCGAGGTCGCGGCCATCGGATGTGTAGCAGGAGCCCACAGAGCGTCGGTGAGTGGTGTCCCCGTTCAACTGGCACCGGACGTAGGGGGTTGAGGAGACGATCCTCTGTAGGCCTTCTGTGGCCCGTGGACCGTGGGTCTCCCTTTTCTCCTCGGCGTCGATGCCGAACAGGCGGACGTAGTGCTTGTCGAAGCGCAGGGTGTCCCCGTCAACGACGACGGGGTTTCCTTGCAGGATGGTGCAGACGGCGGCGATAGCGCAGGCGACGGTCATTAGAGGATCCCTTTCACGGCCCACATGCGGTTGTCGTAGGCGTGGACGTACATGAGGACGCCGTCGCTTACGGGTGTACAGGTCAGGCGTTCGGGGAACGCCCAGCGTTTGAGAACGTCGAGATCGACGGGGCTCACGGCGAGGAGTTCCCCCGCCGAGGTTCCAAACCAGACAGCGCCGTCGATGAGGGCGGGCGAGGAGTGGATCTTCTCGCCCACTGACAGGATGGAGGCGACGTGTGGGACGGGCGACAGGTCGATGGCGTAAAGGTTGCCGTCAGCGGACCCGCAGAACGCCCGGTCGCCCACGATCAACGGTCGAGAGTAATTGATGTCGGAGGTCTCGTGGCGCAGCAGCACTTCCCCGGTGCGCCAGTTCCAGACGTAGAGGGCGTCGAAGGCGCAGGCGACGGCCAGATCCCCCTTGGCGGCGACGTGGTACTTCGTCGGGCCTTTGGTCTTCACCGCGCTCACCAGCTCCCCGTCCCGGGTCAGCGCCCACAAATCGCAGTCGTTGGTCCCCGTGAGAACGTGGCCTTCGTGAACAATGGGCGAGGAGTGTAGTTGCTTGGTGGTGAACTTGCGCCATAGCAGCTTGCCGTCGAGATCGAACGCGGCCACAGCCCCGCCCTTCACTGAGTCGGCATACTCCAAGCCGATGTACAGACGGTCGCCGTCTATGGCTGGGCTTGAGCCGATCCAGCTGCAGCAAGGGTTCGCCCAGATGCGCTTACCCGTGCGGGCGTCGAGGCAATACAGGGTTCCGTCGTAGCCGCCGACGTAAACGCGGCCCTCGTGCAGGGCTGGGGACGAGACAATCCCCTTGCCTGTCTTGTCGGGGATCGACATCTGCCACTCGATGCGGCCGGTGAGCCGCTCGACACCCCACAAGGTGCCGCCGTCGGTGCCGAAGATCACGCGGTCCTCGAACAAGACGGGGGTGGACTTGGCGACGGCGAAGTCTAGCTTCGGGCGCGGGGCTGCGAACGACCACGCGACGGCGAACGCGGTCTTGGGGGTGTGCGGGTTAGCGTAGGTCAGGCCAAGATCGGCCAACCGCAGAAGGCTGATGACAGCCACGTTGTGGCGCGTGCGCCACTCGACACCGGCCACGGACCGGAAATCGACGAGGGTGAACAGGCTGGCGACTGTGAGGCCCGCTGCCTCGAGTTTCTGGCGGGCCAGCTCAGCGTTGCGCCCGGAGTTGACGGAGTCGTCAACAAGGACGACCGGGTTGTTGTTGGGCTCGCCCTCGATGATCTCGGCCCCCATGTGCTTCTTGCGCTTGACGCGCACAATCAGGGCCGCGACGTCGAAGCCCCGCTTGCGACCTTCCAAGGCGATGGCGGTCGCGAGAGGCACGCCGGCCATTTCAAGACCGGCGATCTGGATCGGGCGGCCCCCGTAGATGTCCCAGAACCGCCCGGCGATGAGTTCCAGACAGGCTGCGTCGAGCAGGATCGGGCGCAGATCAAGGATCCACGTCATGCGCTTGCCGGCGCTGTTCTTGTAGGTGCGCTGAGGCGTCGAAAACTTGACCGCACGGGCCTTGATGATTGAAGCGAGGTCCATGGTCATTGGGCAGTCTCCGGGGCTTCGTGGGTGCGGGCGGCGCGATCAGTCTCGTGGAGGTGCTTCTCGTCCCGCAACTCGGTTTGCAGAAGGGCGAAGGATGTGGGCGGCAGGCGGTTGCGTAGCTCGGCCATGACGTCGGCCAGCAACAAGGCGGCCCCCAGATCCTTGGGCGTCTTCACCAAGGTGTGGGCGAGGTCAACAAGATTGGCGAGGCGGTACTGTTGGAGGATGTGGGTCGTGGCCATCAAAAGGACTCCTCATCGTAGATTTCATCGAGGATATGGTCTTGGTCTAGTTGCGCGTAGATCTGGGCGGAGAGCGACTCAAGCGTGGCGGTATCGTCAGGGTCGATTGACACGTACGTGCCGTCCTCGAACTCGACGTCGACCGTCAGATCCACGAAGGCGTCGAACACAGGCGTGCCGTGGTTGCGGCGCGGCTCATTCAAGCCTCGCCATTGGTACTGAACAACCACGATGCCGGAGGCGACGGCCTTCAGGCCGTTGGTGGGGTAGATCACCTCGATGTCCTCGAAGGCGTAGTCGTAGAGGCTCATGGCGGACTCCAGCGTTAGAGCTTGCCTTCCGGCAGGACGAGGGCCTTGGGATGCAGGTGGAGGCTTTCGCGCAGCTGAGCGTGTTCGCGTTGCAAGAAGTCGAAGGCGCTGCGGGTGGTCGAGGTGGCCCAGACGTCGGTCTTGTGAGCCCAGCCCTCGGCCTTGGCCAGATCAAACAAAGGCTGGCGCTCCTCAACAGTGTTGAAGCAAAAGGTCATCGTCTTGCCCGAGATCTTCAGGTTCAACGAACCGGCCATCACCTCGGTGTGGGGCGTGATTTCAATGGTGTAGATGGTGGTCATCAGGGTGTCCTTTCTTTGACGGTTCTATTGTGGAGGTTCGCGGTGACATTGTCAACGGTGAAGGTAGATTATTTTTGGGGCGGGGTGAAAGGAGCCCGCCCCGCTTTTTCTTAAAGACGGTTCTTGTCCAAAAGCCAGAGGCGATAGGTGCCGTCCTCCTGTCGGGACGTCGAGACGAACCAAGAGGGGCGGATGCGGGTCGCCCGGGTGCGGCGGTAGCTTTGGAACGAGTTATAGGCCGCTCGAGCTTCTTGAACTGTATCAACGGCGAAGCTCTCGTTGGGCTTCATGGTGTGCCACGGGTACTTGCGGTTGCCGCGGCCATAGATCTTTCGTTCGGTGGGGGAAACATACGGGATGTGGTCCTCGACGATGATGTCAGACATGCTTTGGTCCTTTCGGGGAAACGATGAAACCTGTATAACAGATGGTGATCTTTGTTTTCAAGTTCCGCGGCCCGTGGACTTTTGCTATAAAGCAGAGAGAAAATCCCAAGGTGATCACAACCAGAAATGCCCAATTACCAGTGGTGTCCTGGGGCTCGCAGGGTGAAACGAAAAATGATCCTGTCCGGCCGCGCGCGCGCACACAGAAAAAATATATCGTGCGCGCACGTGATGGACGGAAAGCCTTTTCGCTCGATTTTCTCGCCAAGCCTGCGACACCTCGAAAGCACTGGTATTCATGCATTTGTGGTTGTGATCACCTTGTGACGCCGACCCTTCTTTAGAGCAACTTTCGGAGGCCCTCATGCCCCGCGCCAAGACAACGCACAAACCCAAGCTAGACATTCTTGTTAACCCGAAGACGAAAGGGCTCACCGAGAAGCAGGAAAAGTTTTGCCGCATCTACGCGACAGAGGACGTCACCCGGACGGAGGCGGCCCGCATGGCGGGCTTCGGGGAAGGAACCGCAGCGTGGGCTGCGTCCCGCTTCTTGAACGGGCGTGACTACCCCCACGTCCTCGCCCGCGTTGCCGAGATCAAGGAGGAGCTTGCCAAGAAGTACGAGGTGTCGTTCGACGGCCACGTGCGGCAGCTTGCCAAGATCAGGGACATGGCGCTGGAGCGCGGGAACTTTACCGCAGCCGTTGCAGCAGAGAAAAGTCGCGGCCAAGTCGCGGGCCTTTACGTCAGCAGAAGCGAGATCCTAGTGGGCAAGATTGACCAGATGAGCCGCGAGGAGGTACTCGCCGAGATTGCCAAGCTACAGACCCAGTTCCCTGTCCTCTTGGAAAGCACGGCCCCGACCATTGATATGGTCGCAACCCGGCGCGACCCCAGCGAGATCCCCGACCACGTGTCCCCGGAGGACGCAGAGCGCATGCAGAAAGAGCTTGAGGAATGAAGACTGAAGCTGAGCTATGGAAAGACATTAAGCGTAAAACCGCCTCAGAGGTACACTGGACGCGCATTGAGGCGAGGGTGGGTGCTGGTGTGCCGGATATCAACGGGGCCTTTCAGCGGCCTTCTAATGGCCGGCAAATGGGCATTGAGATCTGGTGCGAATTGAAGGTCTGTAAAACCAAGCACTACAAAACCGCGGGCCTTTGGCGTCCGGCTCAGATTGCATGGCAGACAGCGAGAGCGCGGTACTGCGCCACATTATGGAACTTGGTCAGCCATCCACAGTCTCAGACCGTGAAAATATACAATGGATCCCGGATCGCGGACCTTTGGGACGACGCCGAGGGAAAAACCCCTCCGGATCAGACACTTGAGTACGGTACAACGTGGGCAGCGTTCCTTGATCTGGCGGCCTCGCGGGCCTTCGGGATCCCAAACGAGTAGCGCGGGCCTTCGGCGCGGGCCTATGGCCATGCTTCACGTGAAACATTTTCGGCGCGGGCCTAGGGCTTTTTCCGTCCTACCACGCAAAGAAAAACCCCGGACCGTGGTCCGGGGCTCGTGCTTCACCTTATGTGCCGCGCGCCTAGCGCTTCCCGTAGGGCGTAAATCGCGTCCCACCGTACACGCCCACCGTCCTTCACTGGCCCCGCGTACAGGATCCCGAACTGTCGCCCGCGTTCATAGCTCCATTGGTTGTCCGTGTTTCGCCCGTTCTCGTACGCGTCGTAATCCATTGGGATCCCGGCGCGGGCTTCGCGCACGCCCCGCATGAACGCGGCGGTGCGCATTACGCTCTTGTAAGAGACCGTTTTCGTCTTGATCTGCGCTGTCATTGGTCACGCTCCCGCGAAGCGCTTGGCGGTAGCGCCATGGGCATTGATCACGATACCGGCGCGCGCCTTGGCCGATAGCCCACCACAGGCGCGGCAATCCTCGCACGTGGTCCGTGCGCCCGCCTCCTTGGACGCTGGGCAAGTGACCTCGCGCTCTAGCTTTGGATCAGCCGCGCTCTTGACGCGAAACGTGCGCCATCCGGCCGCGCGGGCTTCGCGGGCTTCGGGCTCACTGTCGACGCTGGCCATGCAGAGCAAGCGGAATACCGCGAACTCGGGCCGCGCCCATTGGTGCGTGTATCCATTGACTGCAGCGGCCCGGACCGTGGCGGCCCGCCATACTTGGAAGGGAACCGCTGCAGGGTCTCCGTACGTGCCAAGGCGCACGGTCTCCCCTGCGAGTAGCTCCGGCAGGATGCTAGGGCAATAATCCGTCCCCGGTTCCGCATAGCGTCCCCTCTGCAGCGCGCCGAACACGCTGGAAACAGACTTGGCCACGTTCACATAGCACGAGCCGTCGTTCGCGGGTCTATGGCGGCAATCCCCGCAGATCGACGCATCATCCCCGGACCGCAGCGCGTCTATTGGCGCGACGTCGGCCCGGATGATGAACGTTTGAACCATTGCGCCTGTCTTGGCATTGCCGGATGCAGTCACAATGCGGTTTGCGATTGCGACGATGGGCGCTCCGTCGAGCATCGACGGACCACGGTACAGGATGACGCCGGGAAACTTGTTCCGACGGAGCGCATTGCGCATAGCGCGGGCGTTTTTCAGCATGTCTGTTCCCTTTCTCTGGAACATGTGAACAGTGTCAATATACGTCCAGGCTGTATGGTTGTCAACATAAAAAGAACCCCGGACCGTAGCCCGGGGTTTTTCGTTTCACTTGCGAGCGCTGGCTTTTAGCAG